GCCTTTAAAGCATCAATGTAAGAACGCGGAGCCAAAGAGTAAGATCCTGTTTTGCGAATCGAAGGTAAAACTTCATGAGTTAGCCATCTTTTAAACTCTTTCACTTCTGGTTTTCTTGAAAGTAGGATTACGTTATACATTCCGCTTTCATTAATGATCGTGAAATCCCTGTTTTGACGAGTGCCATTTGAGCTGGTGTCCATAATGCGGACGTCAGCTTTTTCATCAGAATCAAGTCTCTCTGAGACATTCCTAGAATTGCTGATTTCTAATACATCACAAACATCCTTGAGAACAAACCAAGGCTCGCAATCACGAACAATCGTGCGCACTTTGTTAAATCCGTAATTGAAAATTGTTATATTGTTCTGACATAGTTCATTTTTCATGCTATTCCTCCTGTAATTCTTTCTAGTTCGTGCAAAAATCTTTTTTCGAAAACGGCTCGTGCTTCATCTCCGCACAAGTCTTGAACGATTCGAAGTGCATCGTCGAAAATTGCGATTCTTTCAGATGTCAGCGGGAACCTCTTCTTCGTCGTTCTTCGATAAACGCCAGGTTCTTTGCTCTTTTTGAGAGTTGCGACGAATGCTCCTTTAAACAGGCGATTCCCGACTACTGCGCCTGGTTTTGTTTGTCGAGGCTTGCCTAAATCAGCAACTCTGACTCCTCTAAAATCGCAGTTCAATAACGAAGCCAAGTTTATTTTGTGCGCTCGAAAAATCCGAATTCTGTCACGAATCAGCTTCAACTTAATGCGTTGTTCAGTTGATATTTCTTTCGAAACTCTGCTCTTCAAAAATTCAGCCGTCCTGTTCAGAGCTAAAATCGTTGCGCGATTGACCTGCTCAGGCAAAGCGTGAATCTTCTCAAGAAGTTGGTTAAGTTGAAGATTGAAATCAGTTGTCATGCGCATTTAAGTATCCTTCCCAAGCGATTAATGGATAACTGTTTACTGCGCCGAATCTTTCATCGTTAGTTTCGCATTTCTTGATTTCTACTGCATGTCCACGACAATATGCTGCTATTTCTTTTCCTATTTTGTGGCATTGTTCCATATTCCATTTTTTATGAAATTTCTTGTTATATTTCGCGGCAGTGTAATATTGAAGCGACTCGTTTAAAGCGATCTCCAGCGTTTCTTTTTCTTCAATCAAACCAAAAATTTTTCGTTCAGCTTCAAGCGCTTTCTGATGCGCTATTTGTAGAGCTCTTTCCATAATCTTTTCAGGACTATTCCATGCTTCTTCAATTTGAATGAAGTACTCTCTGAATTTCCTACCGATTTCTGACCTCTGAATCATGCAAAGCTGTTTAGCCATGTTTATTGATATTTGATGATCTGTTGAGGAACGCCCTCCGGTATTAGTTTTACTCAAAAAAGAGTAAAAGTCTCTTCCTTCAACAAAACCGTACTCACACATACGGAAAAACCAGTCATTATAACGAGTTTCTATTCCTAAAGCAGCGTGTAGCTCTCTTCCATTAACCATTGGTTTGTCATTCTCATAATTTATCGTTATTAATTCATTCATCTTTATTCTCCAATCGAAACTGCGAAAAATTTCCAAACATTGTTTGATGCATCAAGCATTGGTTCAGTGTAAATTTTGTATTTTCGGCCATTCGAGCAAAAGTATTCTCCTAGTTTTGGATGGCTATCATCTGCATTCAGAGTGACCTCTGCAACTTGATCAATCACTTGCGAATCTCCGAGATCGTACTGATTTTCAGGCGTCTTAATAACAGCGATCATCGCAGAAGTTTGACCTGATTTATCAGTGTAGATAATTGGCTGTCCTAAGTGATTGATCATGTCGTTTAACGCCTGTTTCACAATTTCCTCAAACATTAACCTGCCGTGACTTTTACCAAAACTGCTGGGCGCAAGCACAATGGCAATGGATTAGATTGAGTGTGCAAATCTGTTCCTCGATCGAATTTCCTTGGCTCTTGTTTCGCATAGATCGGTAATCCGAGAGTGTTGACGGTTTCGTTGAAATCCGCTGGAGCAAAATATGTAACGAAAGTTTGAGATGTTCCAACAGGGAAACAATGGCCTTCGTTTGCTTCGATGAACTTTCTCGGAGTACCATCAGGAGATGTCGCTTGTCCGCGATATTCTTCAAATGTAATGCCTCCGAATGTAAATCCTGATCTCATATCATCGCGAAGTGCTGCTCCTTCTTGCCATCTTTCGTAGGCTTCTTTTACTTTTGAATGTGAAGTAAGAGCATCGAAAAACTCAGGAGAAACCAAGCAATGAACGCCGGTCATAAATTCTCCGCAAAGATTGTCTTCAATATGGCGCAAAACTTCGAGGCACTTCTTTTTGACGTCTGTGTTGGCTGTGCCGAGAGCAAAATTTATTGTTTTTGGCGTGATCTCGAACTCATCGTACAAATTATATAGAGTGCTTCCGTCAGCGTCTAAAATAGTGCCTTTAAGCGCGCCCATTCGCAAATGCTCGAGAGTAATTGCATGTTTGTTTCTCATGGATTGCAGATGGTCAGTGATGACATTCGCCATGGCTTGCAACTCAGTTTCGGAACCGAAAGCACGAATGCCTTGAACCTCTTCAGGAAGAACAACATCGTCATGCGGAATGTGAGGAATCGTGAAAGAACGCATCTTTCTTTTGCCTCGAGTTCCAACGGTTGCAGAGCCTCCAGGAATTTGTGTCGGAAGTAAATTCAACACTCCGTTCATTTCTTCAACTGCAATGTTTCGTGTTCTTACCGACTTCTGCGGAAACAAATTCATAGCCTCAAGTTTGCCGTAATTGTTCGGCAGAATGTTGATCGACTCCGTTAGCGAAGCCATACTAAAAATGTCTGATTCAAAAGGGTTTGTTATCATCTTTTCCTCCTTATGCTGATTGTCTTACTATGATTCCGCGAGCATCTAAATCTGATGTCAGTTTCGCAATTTGTTCACTTGTTGCACCTTCAGGAAATACTAAAGAGCTACTTGCAACAATTCCTCCACGAGCTAAAACTAAAGCCTTTTTGGATTCAGCACTTGCATCAATGTTATCAAGCAAAACTCCAAACGCTTTATCGCTACCATCTGTTTCATCATCTGCAATTGAAACAATTTTTGCTTCTCCGTTCTCAGATTTAATTCCTACAACAGTCCCGATTTTCAAATTATGTCCGCTTGCGACTGTCACGACTTCGCGGCAGTAATTCTTGTCGATTTCAAATTTTAGAACATCGCCTAATCTGTTTGCTTCTTGATAGATCATTTTTACCTCTTCTAATTGTTTCTTTTTCTAGCGGCTGCAAGGACAGGATTCTCTGGCTTCTCGTCCTTCTGATAAATCGCACTGATGATTTCCTTCGATTCCTTTTGCGATTGCATTTCGAGCAGAGCGTTTTTTACCTGATCAGGCGTTAAATCCTCTTCTATAAATTTCGCGATTTTATTTTCTGCGTGCGCTAATTTGCAGAGTTTCGAAATTTCTAAAACATCCGCTTTGTATTTTTCAAGTTCGTTCATTTTTCCTCCAAAAGTTATAATTTTTTCAAACATTTTTTCTGAGCTGATCAGTTCATCAGCTAGTCCGATTGCAACAGAATTTTCAGCAAAGTATGTCGCAGCTTGAGTAGCTTTAATTTGCTCAGCAGATAAATTTCGATTGCGTGAAACGGTTTCAACAAACATCTCATAAAGACGATCGACTTCATTTTGCAGATCGCTAACAGCTTCGTCAGAAATCGGTTCATGAGGTGATAAATTGTTCTTTTTTGATCCTGCAAAAACCGTTGTAAATTTAATTCCGTCTTTTTTATCAGCTTCAGAAACGTCAACATGAGTTGCGATAACTCCGACACTTCCGACTCCGCTTGTGCGATTAACAAAAATCTTGGATGTTGCGGAAGCTATCGCGTAGGCAGCTGAAAATGCATGATCATTTGCAACTGAATAAATTGGTTTTATGTTTCGTGACTGATAAATAAAGTCGACTAAATCAAAAAGTCCGCTGACTTCTCCGCCAGGACTATCGATGTCCAACAAAATAGAGTTTACATCAACATCTTTGAGAGCTTGTGAAATAGCATTGTAAATTTCTTCGTATGAAGTAGTTCCAAAAATCGGAGCAAGCAGTTCTGTTCGCTTTGTCAGCAAGCCATGAATCGGAATAATCGCGACTCTATTATATATATTGTATGTCAGTCCAAAGTTTTCCGCTTCAATCCACTCGATATTTGAAAGCGCATCGAATTGCGCAGCATCGATCATCATCGGTTTATTGATCAAATTAATATTACTGTTCTTCATAGTTGCTCTCTTCTTTTTCTAAAACTGAATCGAAACTTAATCCCATCGATTTTGCTCGTTCGTTATCGTTTTTAATTTCCTCATCGACCTCTTCTACGTCATAGCCAAGCTCTGAAACCACTTCTGCTCTAGATTTGAATCCGCATCTCACAGCGTTCATTTGAGCTTTTTGTTCTTTCAGAGGATCAACCCAAGCAAAACCTTGCGGAATCCATTTAACAGCAGAAAATGTAGGATCGTTTGGAACTTTAATTGAGTCTGAAAGTACTGCCAATTCAATGAATTTGTTCCAAATCGGACGGCACAATTGAAATACGATTAAGTTATACTGTAACGAAGTACAACGTCTGCGAAACTCGAGTAATCCAGCTCGAATTGATGAATAATTTACGCCGCTCAAATCTCCAGTAAGCTGTTCGTAGGTAATTCCAAGACCAACTGCAATCGCTCTCAGTTGCTGTTTGATGAAGATCTCATAAGTGTTGCCGACGTCAGCTGGATTCGAGAATTTTATATCTTCGCCAGGATCTAAAAACTGCATTGTGCCAGGCTCTAGTCCGTACAATCCGCTTGTTTCGTCTTTTGAAAATATTTCGGCATCAGGATCTAATCTAGTTACAAATCCAGCGAACATCGCAGCAGTTTTCTTGCGAACTAGTTCTGCATCTTCGTATTGATCAAGCTCGTGCAACTTCAAAAGGACATTCGATAACCAAGGCTCTCCGCGAATTTGTCCTGGCCTCAAAGGTCTGTAAATATGAAGAACTTCGTTTGCTGGAAATCGTGTTGATTCGCAGAATTCCTCGGAAGGATGCTTCTTATATAAATAGTATGCGACTCTTTTGCCGGCCTTGTTGAACTCGATTCCGCTTTTGATAACGTTTCCGTTCGGAAGTAGATAATCCTTTGATGAATCAAGATGTTCTGACTCGATTACCTGCAATTTAAGAGGAACTGTCGCGTTGTTTTTGTCGATTTTAATGCGAACAAAGCACTCTCCGCTCTCGATAACGCTTCGAAGAATCAAGGCTTGTAAGCCATAAAAATCACAAACACACGCAGAATCTGCTTCATCCGTCCAGCGCAACCAAAGCTCTTGAATTTGCTTTCTAAACTCCGCACTTTTTGCTTTAGATTGAGGCTTTATGCCAGTTCCAATACAATTCGAAACAATGGCTTCAACTGCATTTGCAGCGTACGGATTCTTGCGAACAATATCGTGAGAACGATTGCGCAATGTGCTCAAATTAGAAGCCAAAATGGAATTAATCGACTCGCTTGAAGCATTCCAATGAGCAATGCGTTTGCTGTGAGATGATCCGTCGTATGCGGCAGCGTGACGCTGCACCCAAAAACTTCGCTGCGCTAGCTGGATCTTTTTAAATATATTGGCGACAGAGGACAGTATTTTCATCTCACACCTTTCGAAGTTGAAAAAATTACCTGTCTAGGAGCTTCTGTCCTGACCGATGCTTTAATCTGTGCTCGCAGTTTGAGTAAATCTTCTAAATCAACTTCAGCATATTGAACGCGGGTATCTCCATAAGAAACCGATGTTACTCTTTTTCCGGATTGTAAATCCAATATCGCTTTTTCTATTGCTTCTAGTTTTTCTGTATTTGTCGTCATATGAATTTGCTCCTGATAATTCGTCGTTGTCTTGGAGAACTTTGCTTAACATCACTTTTATTCGTATTCCCTATAATTTGTTCCCATTTCGTATCTGTCCAGCGATCTATACCTAGAGCAATTGTTGCTGCTCTTGCGTAAATTCGACAATCTAAGGCTTCATTGCGTTCCCTGATTTTTTGCCATTCTCGTTTCGGATATCCTTTGACAATCCTAGTTACCAATTGTTCTGCTGTTAGTTGCTTGAAGTATTCGGTATCATACTCAGGAAATCTTGCGTAACCGTGAGGTGTTGATCCATCTTCATTTTTCGTTTGCGATAGCCATCCGTACAATTCACTCTTTAAAATTGAAACCCCAACTTTCCAAAGTCGTACAGCGTTCGAAATCTTTTTCCCTTTCAAATTGATATCTATTTTCGTCGGTGAATTCAAAGGAACAAGTGAGTTATCAACGCCTTTTATCGCCATAACATTATGAATCGATTGACTGCGTACCCATGCGTAAACTTCTTGCGTTGCAAAGCCTGAATCAATAGCCAGCATGTTGATTTTGCGATAAACACCGTCTTCAGATTCAAATTCTTCATGCAAAATTGCACTTAGTTTTTCCCACGGTTCTTTCGTCGTCGGACTTCCGTAAATTACTCGATAATCAACTGACCAATTTTCGTGATTTTTTCCCCATGCTACAATTTCAAGTTCAATACGATCTTTTTGAACATCAACTCCCGCTGTAAGAACGTAGCCACCAGCTGGAACTGTGCCGATTTTATAATGTTCTCTACGATCAAATAAAACTCCCCAATCAGGAACTTCGCCTTTTTCTTCCCATGGTAAACCTAATGTTGTGTTCGTCCAAGCCTTCAGTAGTTGTTCATCTTTTTCTGCTGCCAAATAGTTGCGATAGCATGTTTCCCAGCTCATCCAACCAACAGGTGAATATAACGAACTAAGATGGAACCCTATAGTTTTGCTTTCTTTATTTTCCCCGCGGGAGGCGAAACTTTTGTGTGCAGCTTCAAGCTGCCGCTTCCATTCTCCTTGTTCAAGCATTTCTGTTTTATGATGTTCTTCAATATTTTTTTGGCAGTGCTCACAAACATAAACAACTTTATTAGAATTTGCATCATAGCTAATGTTCTCCCATTTGAGTGTCTGAAATTTTCCGCAAAATGGACACGGAACAAAATAATAACGTTGGTCTGTCGAGTTGAACTCTTTTTCGATTCTCGAAAGCCCTTGAATCGTCGGCGTTGAAACAATGAAAATTTTTCGTCTCGCAAATGTCGCTGTTCTTTGAATTGCTAAAGTTAATGGATCTCCTTCTGAATCTGCATCTGGTGGATACGCATCAACTTCATCGCAAAATAAGTATCTGACTGGCATTGAGCGAAGACCTACGGCTGAGTTCGCTCCTGTAATTACAATCTGCCCTCCTGGAAATTCTTTGCTTTGAACTGTGTTCCCTGAATCTCGACTACGTGGATCTTTTACTTTATCTCTTAAACACAGTGTGTCCTCAATCAGCGGTGCTAATCGTCCTTTCGACCAGCGTTTCCCCATCTCAACTGTTGGCTGCACAACTAACATCGGACCAGGGGCTTGGTCTATAATATATCCAATCCAGTTGTTGCCTGCTTCTGTCCCTCCAATTTGGGCTCCTTTCATGAATACTACTTTTTCATATGGAGATGTAGGCGATAACGCATCCATGATTTCTTTTAAATATGGCGTTCTCAACGTCCTAAATTTCCCTGGCTCTGAAGATGCCGTTTGCGATAATACTCTGTTAGCATCTGCCCATTCTGAAACGCTCATAATTGAGTCAGGCCTTAGTCCTTTGTTAAACTCACGAATCAAGATACTAGACTGCATTAGATAACTCCTCTAAAACTGTTCTCAATTCTTGACTCAAGATTTCATGAATTTTTGTTGCATCATTAATTGTAGCCAATAAAGAAGAAATTCTGTCCGGAATGTTTAAAATTCCATCTCGAACTATTCTTCCTTTGGCGTAAAACGTATTGCGTACTTCTTCAACTGAAACAAGTTCTCCTGTCTCTGCTTTTACTCGTGCTTCTAAAAGTTTCCCTTTCTCTATTTCATTTTTGAGCTTGGTTTTTACCAGCAGTTTATGAATATCATCTTGCACAAAATAAGAACCTCCGCCGTTGCGTTGCTGCGGAAGATCTACATTCCTCTTACTTTCTAGCTCTGCATTCGCTGTGTATTCCTCAATCTTTCCATTAGTAAGATGCACTTTCCCATGCTTAATTAATTTAGCCACATATTGTTTTGAAAATCCTTGCCGGCGTGCCCATTCTGCTTGACTTATTAAAGCCATTATTTCGATGTCCTTTCACAAGCAATTTCGTCAAACGACTTACCCGTTTCGGCATGAATAGCGTTAGATCTTGTGGCATGTTGCCAACGTCTGATAATTACATCGCAATATTTCGGATCTAGTTCCATCATAAAACATTTGCGGTTCGTTTCTTCACATGCAATGAGACTAGTTCCTGAACCACCGAATAAATCTAGAACGTTTTCTCCATAATTAGAGCAATCTAAAATTGCATCTGATACTAATCTTAATGGCTTTACCGTCGGATGTAGTTTCCTCAACTCTATGTTTTCATTTGTCCCTGTAGACATTCCAGGATAGTCCCACACATTGGTTCTATACCGTCCATTTTGTCCTAACTCAAAATTGTTTGTATGTTTCGCTGTTCCATTTTTTAAAACAAAAATTAATTCATGCTGATTGCGATAAAATGTACCCATCCCTCCAATACCTTTGTTCCAAACACATAATTGTTTGATTTCGGCGTAGTTGGTTCTGGCCGCTGAAACAATTTCATAAATATGCTTCCAGTCCATACAAACATAATGAATGCTTCCATCTTTGGACGCTGTGACCAAATTACTGAAAACACTTGACAGAAAATCTATAAACTCCTGTTCACTCATTTCTCCTGATGCCATTACAAATTCATCGTGATGCGTTTGACCAAAGTTAACAATTGAATTTATCTTCACATTATATGGAGGATCTGTAAAAACCATGTCCGCCAATTGATTGTCCATGAGCCTTTTTACATCTTCGATGTTAGTTGCATCTCCACACAACAATCTGTGTTCGCCTAAAAGCCATAAATCCCCTGGTTTTGTTATAACTGGTTGATTCCATTCAATTATTTCCTCTTCAAAATCATCTTCTTTTATTTCTTCATCATGTAAATATTTTTCGATTTCATTTAAATCAAATCCTGTTAGTTCTAAATTAAAGTTTAAATTCTGAAGTTCTTCTAATTCTAATTTAAGTAAATCTTCATCCCATTCAGCCCAGTTCGCTGATTGATTAGCTAAAAGTCGAAACGCTTTAATTTGGGCATCTGTAAGATCATCCGCAATAACAACTGGAACTTCTAAAAGACCTAGTTTCTTTGCCGCTTTTAACCTCAAATGCCCATCAACAACTGATCCATCATTTTTGATTACAATCGGAATACGAAATCCAAACTCTTTGATACAGGCAACCATTTTGTCAACCACCGCATCATTCTTGCGAGGATTTCGCGCGTAGGCAATTAATGAATTTATTGATACAGTTTTAAACTGCAATTGAGATGATTTTGATGTTGATGTATCAGTCATTGTCGATTACTTCAGATGAGTTTAATGATTTTGAATCTGCTAGCACAGCAAAGTCATCATCGCTAGCCACTTTGCGGTCAACCTCTGAAATTTTTCTGACGCTAGCGAAATGCTGGGGGGCGGAAACCCGTTGATTATCAGGGCTTGGAAGGACCCGCAAGGACTTCTTGTCATGCAATTCGCCAAGGACTTGGAGTCCAAAAAATAAGAC